GAGATAGCTCCGGCACCTGTTATTCCGGAGGCTCCAGAAGTTGTAGAAACGCTGGCAGTTCCTAAACCGAAGAAGGCCAAGAAGAAGAAAGCCAAGAAAGTGAAATAGGCGCATTGTAGCGCTGCAATATACGGGCGGTCCCATCCGTGAGCTAGAACCTACATTACTGGGGAGGGCAGATGATAAAAGGCAGGGTGCCCTCCCGTACCCTGCCTAAATTGTTTGGTGGAGGTGGAGATATGGCATTAGAGGCGATTACAGTTACTCCGTTAGGGGTTGATGTTGCGTACCGGCAGGCGCAGATGCCTGACCATGTTTACGGCACATTTGTAGCTGATGATACGAATAATCATCAGCTCAAGGTGGCTGGACGCGGTAAAGGGCGTTTTACTGTGGCGGTTGAAAATCTGGCTAATCAGACTGTCACAGTAACCATTTACGGTATGCACGCCATAGCTGGTTTGACGACGGATGCCGGGACATTTCTGGTCGGCAGTTTTACAGTGACCGCTGCTGAAGATGAGAAGTATGAGACTTGCGCCGATCCGTTCCCATTTTATCTGATTGACATAGCGTATAGTGTTGCGCCGACAGATACTCCTAGTACGACCTGTTCGGTGTATGTGGATTTTGAGGCCTTTTGATGAAACACATGTGGAGGTGGTGGCATGTTTGGTAAAGGGGCTGGTGGCTCGATAGGTAAGTGGGGCAGATATGTCCGGTCGGATGATGCCTACGCGACTCTGATTGTTGATCAGTATGGCTCTGGGAACATTTTGGAACTCCGTGATTCTGGCGTAGCCGTCCTGACTGTAGCTGATGGTGGAGCTGTGACTTTTGCCGGCTCGATAACGATTGCCGATGATACTCATTTGCATTTCGGTACTGATGGAGATGAAGTCTTCCTTAATAGTTCTGGAGCCATAAGTGCCGATGCGGAGGTAACCGGTGTTATAGTAGGAACTTCAATACACCCAGCAACGGCTACCAACTCGCTGATTATCTCGAATGTAACCACTGATGGGGACATTCTGATATTAGCCAGTGATGGCGGAAATAGTAAAGCATTTATCTTTTTTGATGCCTCTACCCCTGACCTTTACCTCTACAATGTAGGCGGGACTTGGACAGGCGGAGCTACAGCATGGACAATACCAGCGGTCACTTTGGGAGGAGCAATAACAGGCAACAGCCAAAGTGTTACCGGCGTAGGTACATTTGGAGCAGGAGCGGCTACTGTTACTGGTCTGACTATCACTTCAGAGGTTATCCAAACAGCAGGGGCATGGGCGTTTCAGAAAGCTTATAATATTACCACAACTGCCGGTGCATTAACCTTAGCACCTACTACCGTTGTTTCTGTTACGGCCACCGCATTGGGCGGGTTGACCATCGGTGGTGTAATGTCGTGTGTGAATGACGCCGTCTCTCTTTTGAATATCGGAACTTATGACACGCCGTTTGCCAATACCACGCAACCAACTGACAACACCTTCGGCACGACAGTCAATATCAGCCATGCCACTAATGGGTCTGTGGCAGTATGGTTAGCCGCAAACTATGTGAAGATTAGTGCGATAACCAATGCCCAGGCCAATAACAGCTTCGTTACCACGATGGTCAGGATGGACATTCAGCAGGCTATTGCTGCCGCCTATGGTATTCAGTCTCATGTGAAATTTACTGCCGGCACGGCCCAAGATGTAAGTTCCGAGGTTATCGGAATATCCGCTCAGATTTATGGCACTGCTTCTGCTGGCACTGGACTTCATTGGGGAGTTAAGTCTGATTTAAGAACAGTAAATACTCCTACAGCCAGAGGTGCTTCGGCTGCCTTCTTTGGGGTAACTACTGTTAGCGCCGGTGGTATAGCCTATCTTGAGAATCTCTCAGGTGCCACAGTGCAAGATGCCTTATACATCCACAATGTCGGCACAATGACGAATGGCATTTATATCAAGAATGACAGCACTATGACAAATGGTATTTACCTCTCTGGTACGGTGACTTATGATATAAGTGCCGACCACGATATTGCCTTTGGTACGAATGTTATTTTGGACGGAATCGATGCCGCTTCTGGCGCAGGTAATGTAGCGGATGCCCCTACTCTGTCTTTGGGTGCACATTATCGTGATGGCTCAAATGTAAATACTAACTGGACATTCACTGCCTACCACGATATGACCGCTGGTGGAGCTGCTCCTGTAAGCCATGTTGACCTTAGAATAAACTCAGTGGATATTCTAACTTTAACCAATACTAACGGAACTCCTCTGGTAACTCCTGCTGGGAATATAAACATGGCAGGCAATCGGTTGGTAGGTGTTGGCAACTATATTGACCTTTACGGTGGAACTGGTCAGATAAATATTTATGCTACCTATAGTCTTAGGCTATTCGTTCCAGAGAATGATGCTGATGCTTTTTATATTAGTGATGGCTCCACTCTGCTGATGGCTATCGATAGCAGAAGCACAGTAACGGTAGAAAACGTTAAGTTCATTTCGCCTGCTTCCCAGTCGCTTCCTGATGGAGCAACCTCAAGAATGAGAGCTATTAGCCAAGCTAACTTTACTATTACTCTGGCGGGAACGACACAGATAACTACTCTGAATCAAGGCATATCTCTATGTCTTGGTGCTCCGACAATCAACCAGTCTGGTGGAGCAGTAACAGTCGACCAGGCATCAACGCTTCATATACCAGTGATTACGGCTGGGACTAGCGTGACGATAACTGCCAACCGGATGATAAGTACAGGGGTAGCAGATTGTTTCCTAACGAGCACAGGAGTCTGGACTGATACGGCATCCACTCTGAAGGTAAAGAGAGATATCCGAGAGTTTAATTTGGCTGAGACTGTTCCTTATTTGATTGATCAATTACAGCCGAAGATGTTTAGATATAATGGACATTTCAATAATGATTTCGGCAGGCAGAGGTATGGCTTGATAGCCGAGGAGTTCCCGGACTTCCTGAGAGTCCCTGGAGAGGAAAGCCGAAGTGCTATTAACGCTTCCGTCATGGCGAACTTTGCTCTAGTGGGTGTGAAATATGCCAAGGCTGAGATAGATGCCTTAAAAGACAAAGTATCTAGTCTCGAAAAAGAACTAGCTGGGTTAAAGAATTAGGAGGAATTAAATGAAGCTGAAAATCAAGTACGAAGATGGAATCTACAGCATGAAGAGAGGCACTGTGGCTGTTAAGCCTGCTAATTTGTGTCTTGGAAAGGAAATGGCAACGCCGGAGGTTACCTTTCAACTTGCCATATCTGATCATATATCGGAGGCATCAGCACAGATACGGGCAGTCTCCTATGAGATTGAGATGGAGGTTCCTGCCGAGATGGAAGCCATCGTTGTGGCGATGACTCCGGCACTTTAGGAGTGATTGATGGCAGTAGATGCATATAGCTATGGAACTGTCTCTGGTGTGCAGCAAAGGGTCGGCTGGGTTGTGCCAGCCCGGACTTTCAGCGCCAGCACTATTCCTACCACGACTGAAGTAGAGAACATTCTGGACCAGATAGCGTCTGAGATACACGCCAAACTCACTGAAGCGGGGTATCCGGTGGATACGAAGGCGGTGGTGACTGTTAGCGCCCCTCGAGCTGTTAAATGGCTGGAGAGGCTAAATGAGGCTGGGGCATGTGCTGAAATAGTTATGAGTTTTGCGGTGGCAGGGGACCCTGAGTCTGCGGCTAATACTCCAGCCAGCTTCTATAAGAGCCAGTATAAGGAAGGAAAGGAAATGATAGTCGGCAGATTTCTAAATGATTTAGGACTGACCCGGACTAATGCTTTGTCTAGCCATCTGGTCAGCACCAGTTATGAAGATAGTGAGGGCGTAGTGAAGTTGCCTTTTTTCACCAAGCGTATGTGGGAAGTGCCCGGCGAAACTGTAGAAGAAGAGGAAGATTAGAGATGCCACTAGCCGAACCATTTATAAAGTTTGAAGTTATCGGCGACAGGGAGATTGTGAATAGGTTTGGCAACTTCCGTGAGTATTTTCTATCTACCATTGCGCTTATATTTAATCGTTTAGGCAAGGCATTGGTTCCGCCAATTAAAGCAGAGACGCCGATAGGTGCTACTAATCATTTGAGAAATAAGACTGTATCGGAGGTAATGGGTACAGCTGAGGATATGAGACTCGAGGTCCGGCAGTCGGCGTTCTCTCCTGGCGGGTTTCCTTATGGTGTGGCAGTCCGGCAGGGAACCAGACCGCACTTTCCCCCGATAGCAGCTCTGATTCCTTGGGTAGTCAAGAAGCTGGGCATAGGTGACCCGAAACAGGCTAGGACTGTGGCATTCTTGATAGCTCGTAAAATAAGCCGTGTAGGAACAAAAGCAAATCCCTACCACGAAAGGGTATTTCAGTCACAAATAGGTATGATACGAACTGTAATCGATGAAGAGGCGGCTAATTTGTCTGCAAGGATAGCAAGAGCATGACGATAGCATTGGTAAGGGCAGCACTTGGTACAGCTCTCGACACGATAGCTTCTATTGAAACCATCTGTAATCAAGTGCCTGATTCGATACCGAAGTTGCCGGCGACAATAGCTCAGCTCGAACGAATAAGGTATCACCGGACACTGGAGGGCTGTATTGTTCAGGAGTGGCGCATACTGCTCTTGCTTGCTGAGAGAGACAGCAAACGAGCCCACGATGACCTTGACCCATACTTGGCAGTTTCCGGGGCTGATAGCGTTAAGGCAACTCTCGAGGCGGCAACGATAGGCGATGGAGCCACGGTGAGTGTATCTGAGAATATCGGTTATGTAGCTTATCGTGGGCAGACTTTCGTTGGAGCAGAGTTTCTTGTGGAGGTTCCGGATACAGCATGAGCAAGTTCACCAGCAAGGTTTCTAAGTTCCTGCTCGATGATACAGGCGGTACGCAGCGTGACTTATCATCGTATTTGACCGAGCTTTCTGGACTGCCTGGCGAAAGAGAGTTACTTCAGCAGACAGCCATCGGAGCTGGTGGTAGAGAAAGAGACCCGGGATTAGAGAACGGCATCTTCAGGATAGCCGGGTTTTTCGATAATACGGCAACGAGTGGTCCTGATGCTGTTCTCGGTCCACTGAGGACGCATACCAGCGCCGTTGATTTTGAGTATGGACCGGCTGGTAGCACAGGAGGCTATGTCAAATATAGCGGCACGTGTTGGTGTAGAAGATATGAATTAACGAGTATACCAGGCAATCTGGTAGGTTTTGTTGCGGAGTTTGAGGTCCATGGTCAGGTGACCAGAGGAACATTCTAGGAGGTGGTGAAATGGCAAAGTTTAATAGTAAAGTCTCGAAGTTCCTGATAAAAGATACAGGTGGTACAGTCCGTGATTTGTCCGCCTATCTGACAGAGATTAGTGGAATCCCTGGGGAGAGAGAGTTGATTCCATGGTTGACTATTGGAGGTTCATCCAGAGAGAAGATACCCAGCGTAGAAAATAATGGTCCAATCAGACTTGCGGGGTTCTTTGACGATACCGCTACCAGCGGGCCTGATATAGTTCTCGCCGCATTAAGAACTTATGAAACTCGCACTGAGTTCAATTATGGTCCGAAAGGCAGCACGACTGGATTCCGGAGATTTGATGGTTTTGTCTTTGTTAGAAGGTATGAGGTGAGGAGTATACCGGGCGAACTGGTTGCTTTCGTAGCAGAACTTGAGGTTGATGGTGCTATAACCTCAGACGTCTCTGCGTTTATTACTTAGCAAGTCAATACACGGAGGAGGATTTAATGGCAGAAACTGAACGGATAAAACTACCGAGTGGTGGTTGGGTGGAGGTTAAGAAATGGTTGAGCCGAGGAGACCGCAAGCAGTTGAATCGTCTGCAGAGGCAGTGGTTGAGGGTTCAGGACAATGTGTCGACTGACGAATTAGCGGCGAATCCGAATATAGCAGTGACTGTTGATACCAGTAAAGTAGACCCGGATGCCATCGATGATCTGACGATGGCGCTTGCTATAGTTGCCTGGAGCTTCAAATGGCCAGTTACTGTCGAGGCGCTGGATGCTCTTGATGATAGGGATATTATGGCGATTACGGCTCGAACGCATGAGTTATATTTGACTCCTGCTGAGAAAGAGGTACTCGGCTTAAAAAAAGACTGAGCTTTGCCCTAGCAAAAGAGGAGGCTATTCCACGTGAGCTGTCTGATGGTTGGGAGTTATACGCAGGGATACAGAGTGGTATCGTTCGACCTCTCACCCCCAGAGAATGGGATAGCTTACCGGATGATACCGTGAGACAGTTGTTGATGATTATGGAGATAGCTCCGCAAGTAGCTGAGGCAAAGCAACAGATGAGGTTAGATAATGGCTGAGACGCAAGAATTATTGATAGTCGGGCGAATGAGGGATGAGATTAGCAATGTCGCTAAGAGTACCGCAACGAATGTTGAGCAAGCCACAAAACGGATGAGAAGTGGTACTGCTGCACTCAGTAATGAAATGGCTAATATGAGGATTGGTCTGGTTGCTGCTGGCAGTGCTCTTATGATAATTGGTTCTCTGATGAATAGGCTGGATAACCCGATGCTCAAAGTCGCATCTAACTTTGTCATGATTGCTGGAGGTATTATCAATACTGTTGCTGCCATGGTATATGCCATTCCTCAGATAACCAAGTTGATTACTACATTAAGAAGTTTAGCCATAGTGCAGACGATTGTTATGGCTCTCAGTGGACCATTAGGCTGGGCTGCCTTGGCAGCAGCCGGTGGTGTAGCCGCGGCTGCTATTTCAGCATATAAGACCTTTGGCCCGCAGGAGCCTACAGTTACTTTAGGTACACGCACTGAGCAGATTCAGGCTACACTGAAGGCACGTTATGAGGCACAGCAACAATATCAAGTACCGGCTAATGTGATTGTCAGGGTAGAGAATGGTGTTTATTTTGCAGAAGATGAAAAGAACATGGCTAAACTAGCAGATGCTATCACTGAAGCCCAGAGGCGTAAGGCCCGGGGTACTGTCGGGAGGCTTCCATAGATGGCTACTGTAACCATTTATCCTACCGTTGATGGTGGAGTGGGACATACTGGTTCCGGCCTTTTTCCATGGTCTGTAATGGTTCTGGGAGCAGGTACAGAGGTTACTACTCCGCCGGGTGATGGATATGTAGACAGCACCTACTATCAATGCGGAACTTTTGCCACTACATGGAATAGACTTAGGCGCAGAATACTGACATTTGATTTACTAACTGGGGGAGTTCCAGTTGGAGCCACGATTAGCAGTATTGTTTTTTATACTAAGCCATCAGAAAAAAATGACCTAAGTGGTGATACTCCTGATGTAAATATCTATCCAGCAGCTCCAGCCAGCAATATTATATTGGCCGCCGGAGATTATGATTCTATTGGTCCTTTGGGGGCTGAGACAGCCTATTGCGCTACCGCTATTACAATTGCTGCATGGCAAGTTGCTGTAGATGCTGGACTATTTGTTAGTTTTGACTTTAATGCTGCTGGCCTAGCAGATGCCCAAGCTGCTTTGGCTGGAGATGGGTGGCTTCAGATAGGCACTA